GGCGGCGGCTCAAACCTCGCTTCAGGCTCTACGACGAACGCGCAGGCTTCAGGAGCAACTGGCGCAGGTCAGGGCGATGGCGACTATCAGGCGGCAACTGGCGACGGTGGCTCAGGTGAAGGCGTCAACGGTGAGCCGGGTGCCATTGTCATCAACTGGGTCGATCCACCGGCAGTTGACTTCGAGCAGGTTGAGTTCAGAGGACGTAATGACGACGGCACTGAAACGACCGCCACATGGAAGGCCGCTGAGAACACCAACTGGAACCAGAAAACGGGCGAGAACTTCCGCGTCCGGTTTAACATTCAGGAGACCTCTGACGCTGCGGCGACGGATATCTCTTTGCAGCTTCAGTACAACAAAAACGCTGAGGGCTGGCTTGACGTCAACGCCTCCTCGCTGGTCTGCCGGTCATCGGCCTCGGCCAATGTCACTGACGGCCTCGACACAACTGAGCAGATGGCAGGAACCGGGCCGTTCGTCACACCGAATGGCGGCTTCGATGAAGTGGACGGCCTTGCCGGTGGCACGGCGCTCGACTACACGACAACCATCAATCAGGACGTTGAGCTTGAGTTCTGTTGTCAACTGAGAGCGGCAGATACCCAGACCGGCGACACGGTTCAGCTTCGCGTCGTCCAGTCATCGGGAACCCCGTTCACCACATACACGGCGACGCCTACCTTGACGATCCCTGCCGGCGCGGGAATGATGCTGGCTAGTGCTGAGAAAAAGCTGGGCGTAGCGGCGGCTGAGAACCCGGCAGCATTCAACTTTCAGAAGTCCCTACCGTGGGGCGCTATCTCAATCGCGATCAAGCGGTCAACGGCTTCGGGTGGACAAGCCCTTGCGCCAACATCGAAGTTCAACACGATCTCAACGCGCGGAACGGTGACGATTGCTGACGGTGCTGAGGTCGATGGCCTCACCTTCAACTGCGATGTGATACTTGAAGATGCGCTCGACCTTACTGGCGTGACCATCAATGGCGACCTGCATATTGCAACCGGCCTCAATTCGACGCTGAACTTCACCAATGTCACGGTGAGCGGCGACGTACTCAATGACAGCGCCGGCAATACACTGACGATCAATAAGTCGGGCGGCGCATTCACAACGACTGAGCCGGGAACTGGCAATGGTCAGGTGAGCATCGTTGCCTCAGTGACGATCACGATTACCTGTATCGACAGCATCACCAAAGCGGCCATTGAAGGCGTCAACGTGAGACTCGGCACGGCACCGGGCCTGATCGACGTCATGGACAATGTACTGACCAACGCTTCAGGTATCGCAACGGTTTCCTATGGAGGCGCTACGCCAGACGCGATTGAAGGCTTTGCGGCGAAGGGCTCTGAACAGCCAGTGTATATCCGCGCAGCTATATCTGGAACCGTGACGTCAAGCGGCTTCTCCACGACCGTACCGATGAACCCTGACTAATGGCAATCTCACTCATACAACCGACGAATATCATCTACGTGCCGAAAGCTGACACGACGCTGGTGAGCGCCAGTCCTGATATCCGCTCGCTCGATATGAACTTCTTTCACAATGAACTCAGGACGCTTGAGACCTTGGTCGAGAACGACGTCTACGAGATCACTCATGAGCATTCAGCGCCAAGCAACATCGGACAGGTTACGCTTCAGCGCGTCGTCAAGATCATCGGCCTCTGGGAAGTGGAGTTTGAGGATACCGGGACGCCGTATGCTGTGCGCCTGATCGGCGGTAACAACAACATTGAAGAAGTGACCGTCGTCAATAATGTCTCTGTGAGGCCGTCAAATAGCGCAGGAGCGATTGTCATTGAGACCGGCACGTCGGGCCTCACGCCGGGAGAAGCGCTCGCTCTGGCGCAGGCAGTCAATCTGATGGAGGCTGACGAGTATTACGACAAGAATACCGGGCTGCTTCATATGTACCTCAAGGGAACGACGATAGATCTGATTACGCCGAAGGACGTCACGGGAGCCCTAACGGCCGGCGACGTGTCGCTGATACAGCCATGAGGTTTGTCACGGGGAGACTAATTTTCGGCGGTGCTGGTACACTCGTCATCAATCAGGCAATCATCAGCGCATTGGAAGTGACCGCTATGGAATACGAAGTTGAGCTACCGCCAGTCATTGAAGTAGAGTTGCCAGAACCGGCAGTCATTGACCTGCCCGAAACACCGGAGATCGAAACATGAGCGCCATAAAGGGGCCACTACTTTGCTACGCACGGGGCGACACCGCTCCATTGAGCCTAAAGTTCTCTCAGGCCGGCGCGGCTACTGACTTTACAGGCTACACGTCCATTATTCTGACGGTCACTTCAGTTGAAGACCCGCCAGATGGACTAAGCAAGCTGTTCTCAATGGAAGGCTTCATTAGCGCTACTCAGGGACAGCTTGATTTTCGCCCTGAGGGAATTAACGAACCTGCGCGGCTGGCCGAATCTGAGGCCTATTCACCTGACGTAGTGGATAGTGTCGAGAAGTTCTACGACGTCCAAGTCCTTGACGGGGCTGGACAGAAGGCGACGCTCATTAACACCGGGAGCTTCAAGGTGCTTCAGGACAAAACGAAGGGCTAGATCATGGCGATTCAATTTATAGTCGAAAACGGGAACGGGCTGGTTGATTCCAACTCATACGTGACAGTGGCCGAGGCAGATCAATACCTTGAGAACACTGGACGAAAGTCTGGCTTATGGGCTGACGGCGGCAATTCAGGGAAGCAGGCCGCTCTGATAACCGCCTTTGTCTATATGTTCGCGCAGTGGTCTGATCGCTGGCTCGGAGTAGCCAACTATGAAGACCAGTCTGGCGATTGGCCGCGTCAGGGCGTCCCGAAAAAGTCGGGCTACCTGTATGACTCGAACGCTATCCCGAATGAGGTTAAATACGCGCAAATCGAATACGCCTTCATTCATACCAACGGCGGCGGCTTGATTATCAACCCGACATACAGCGACACGAATCGTCCAGTCATTGAGATAAGCGAGAAGGTTGACGTACTGGCGACGACCACGCGCTACTCCGACCGGGGAGGCTCATCGCCACCGGAGTTCCGCAGCTACCCGATTGCGGACAACTTGCTCAAGAATCTTGTGACAGGCGGTAGCACGAACGAATTATTGAGAGCGTAATGGCACTTGAAGATACAGCGGTCAAGCTGATAGCGAAGTTCGGGAGAAGTGCGGCTCTCCTGAGAAAAAGCGATATCCTCGGCGATATCTCGAAGCCTTGGGATGGCGCGACTACCGAGGGCGTGAGTGAGACCGTGCAGGCCGTATTCGTGAACTTCAAATCTCCGCAGATTGATGGCACTACGATCCAGACGGGTGACATGGTTTGCCTGATCGCGGCCAAGTCGACGACCGGCATAGGCACCGAGGACACCATAGTCGACGGTACGCGCAAATGGCGCATTATCAGCGCCGACCTGATACAGCCGGGAACAATCGAATACCTCTGGAAGCTACAGGTCAGATCGTAATGGCGACCAAGCCCTTCAAGCCGTCCACCATCATGCAAGCGCTGAGGATTCAGGTTAATGAGGCCGTGAAGATCAGATTGGCTGAGAACGTGCTGGGCAGCCTCGTCCTGAATACCCCAGTGGGGCAGCCCGGTACATGGAAGTCACCGCCGCCGCCAACCTACCAGCCCGGCCACGCGCGTTTCAGTTGGAGTACAACCACGGGCTCCGCTGCCAGTGGCGATCGCCCCGGCGTCGATCCCGGCGGCGCCGCTACCATTGCGCGCGGCGTGAGCGTGATACAACGCTCGAAGCTGTCTGATATCATCTACTTTACTAATACTGCTCCGTATATCGGCCGGCTTAACCAAGGCTGGTCTCCCCAGCAACCGCCGGGCATGATTGACCGCGCAATTCGAGGCGGGATAAGCTCACTGAGCAGCACAAGGATCACGATTTAATGGCCACATCAAGAACGCCACGCGAGGCACGGGAAGCGATTTATCAATCGTTTTTTACATATTGGTCAGGAACGCCTCAGTCTGAGGTGTCACTGGTCTGGGACAATATCGACTTCAAAATGCAGGGAACTGAGTTTATTCATGTCAGCTCGGCCCATGTATCAGGGACAATTGGCGCGCTCGGAAACGAGAAGTATCGCCGCACGATGATTCTCACAATCAATATCTGGACACCGGAAGGGTCAGGACAAAAGCGCTCAGACGAGTTAGCGGAGGTCATTCTGGCTTGGGTTGAGACATTCAACGTCGCCGGCTTCAGGATTCGAGACCCCGGTTTTAATGAGATCGGGGTGTTTTCGGGATACTATCAGTCGTCAGTAATAGCAACGCTTGAATACGATGCTTTACGCACCTGATCCCACTGAGCTATCATGCGCCAGTCCGTAGGAGGTTAATTCAATGTCAGACACAAATCGCGTCGGTATTGCCATAGCACGATCAGGAGGCTCAGCCTTCCCGTCTGCCTTGACAGACCTTACCAAATTGCGCATCACGGGAACGCCGAATCTGGCATTCAACCCGTTGACCGAAGTCTCAAATGAGCTGCGGGATGACCGACAGAACTCAGACCTCATACCGATCGGCGCGGAAGCTGGCGGTGACGTCGGCATCGAGTGGTCATACAGCGTCGCTGACGACCTGCTTGAATCTGCTCTGCTCGGTACATGGGACGACACTCACAGCGCAACGCCTGACGCTGGCGCTATGGGCGCGGGAACTATCCCGTTTGCGGCCACGGCCGGCTTTGTTGTTGACCAGATCGTCAAGCTCATTGAGCCATCGGCCTCACCAGCCGGCGAGTCATTGAAGTCTGGCCTATATATTGTCGATACCGTCACCCTGAATACCAGCATCGCCGTGACACCGCTTGGCATCAATTCTTATGACGCCGGTTACGCTGACGCGACAGCAATCTCAGCAGCTTTCTCCTCTGACGCAGACACAATCGTCAAAGTAGTTGGCCTCGCCGCTACAACCTCTGACATTGCCTTCACCGCTACCGGCATCACTTCGGCGGTGGGCTACTTCGATGACAGCCTGCGCAAAGCTGCCGGCGTCACCGATTTGGCGCCCGGACACTTCATTCGGATACTCGGCTCTGACGCTGCGGTCGCTGCGACCAATGACGTATTTGTCGAGATCACAACGGTATCCGTTGCCGGCGCAGGACTTATCCTTGACGTTCCGAGTAACTGGCAGACCGATCCCGGTACTGGCGACGCGGTGCTGATCTTTTTTGCTGACGTACTGGCGAACCCTTCAAGCCCGGTTGCTTTGTCGGCCCGTCAATTCTCAGTTGAGCGGTCGTTCAATGACCATTCGCCGATCTCGCGTGAGCTATTCCTGCAAATGGGCGTCAATACCCTGAGCATGGACTTGGCTCCACAGTCGATCGCAACGGGAACAATAGGTTTCTTTGGAACGCAGGCTCGCGCGCGCAATGACTCGCTCATCACTGAGCTGTACTCAGGCGGGCTGCCAACCTACGCGGCCGCGCCGGCGTTTGACGTCTATAACACGTCAAGCAATATCGCGCGACTGGCTCGCGGAGGTAACAAGGTTGGAGTTGGCGGTGTCAACTGCGTCCTGAATGCGTCCGTTGAGATCAATAACAATATGCGCCGACAGAACGCGGTCGGAGTATTCGGTGCTTGCGGAATCGGCCTCGGTGAATTCGGTGTGTCTGGCTCACTTGAGACCTACTTCGATGACTTGTCGCTGTATCAGGACGTCCTGAACGGCAACTCGACATCACTGGACTTTGTAATGCGCGGGAACGACGGTCGCACACTTTTGACCCACGTTCCGCGTATCAAGTTCACGCAAGGCGCCCCGCAGGTTCCGGGCAAGAACGCTGACGTAGTATTGCCGCTCGCCTATCAGGGCTTGCTCGATCCGTCACTTGGCTATACGCTCGCCTACCAACGGTTCACCTTCGCAGCTTAGTAGCTCGGCGTTCCGTTAAAAAGTATCCATGACCCCGGCTTCGGCCGGGAGTCGTGTATCGTGTACAAAAAACCCGCAAAACCACGTATATCTCAACATGAAGGAACTTCAATGGATATTTTCGCTGCTTACGAGATGGATAACGATGCCGTCAACAAAGGAATATGGGCTGACATCGAACTGCTTGGCAAAAAGATCGGCGCAATCCGCGTCAGACCTTCCGACCCAGACCTGAATCCAGAATACCGGAAGGCGCTTTCAGATATGGCGACGCTGGTCATGGTGAGGCAAAAGGCCGGCGGTGAGGTCTCAGCTACAGAGCTTCATGAGATCATCATTGAGACTGCCGCCTCCTGCATCCTGACCGACTTCGAGCTATACCAGTTGGACAAGGACGGCAAGGAAGTCAAGATCAAGTACAGCAAGAAAAAGGCCGTGGAGCTAATGACTAAGCTCCCGAAACTGCTCAAGGCGGTCGAGCAGGCAGCAAAGGGATGGACGAACTTCAGAAAGGCAGCGGCGAGTGAAGCTGTAAAAGCCTAACCGCTTTCCTTGAGTTCTATCTTGACGGTGTAGGCCCAGCGCAGGATAAAATACGGGCAGCACTGAAGGAACGCGGTATCACCGACCTGCCGGGGAGGCTCAAAGAACCCCCTGACCTGAAGGACGAATACCGGATATACTGGTCAGCGTTTATAGACCTGAACTCCGAACGCAACCAGCCAAGAGGGCCGATCAAGTGGACAGCCCTCAACGAGTACGCGAAGCATATAGGGATTCCAGTCGATGAGCTTAAGTTGGTGGTGCTTGAACTAGACCTTGTGCTGAGAGAATGGTGGGCAAAGAATGACGGACTTCAGAATAGTAGTAACAATCGACCCGTCAGGAGCGGTGAGGGGCGGTAAGGCTGTTGAGGGCGCACTTGCCGGCGTTGACCGCAAGCAAAAGCAGACCCAGAAAAGCTCACTTGGCCTCGGAACCGCACTCAAGGCCATTGCGGGATCGCTGGTCGTCAAAGAGATTGTTAGCGCCGCGTCCACCTACCAAGACCTGCAAAACAAGCTGAGGCTTGTCACTACAGGCACCGAAAACCTAGCTGACGTCACTGAAGCGCTGTTCGAGGTATCTCAACGGACGCGCGGCTCATTTGAAGGCACTGTTGATCTATACAGCCGTGTCGCCCGGTCGGTCACTGAGCTGGGCGTATCTCAGCGTGAGACTCTGGGCTTCACTGAGGCGGTATCTCAAGCCATCGCCATATCTGGCGCAACCTCGGCTGAAGCGTCAGCCGGTATCGTTCAGCTTGGACAGGGCTTGGCGTCAGGAGCAATTCGCGGTGACGAGCTGCGATCCGTTATGGAGCAATTGCCGGGGCTGGCGCGTGAGATCGCCGCCGGTCTTGGTGTAACCATTGGCGGGCTGAGAACGCTCGGCGCAGAAGGCGCACTGACGGCTGAAGCCGTATTCGGCGCTATCCAAAAGCAAGCGGGAAAGATCGGTGAGGAGTTCAAGCAACTTGAGCCGACCATCGGCCAGTCATTTACCGTTCTCAAGAATAGCGCGCTTGGCTTTATTGGAGCGCTCAGCGCAACAAGTGGATTTGCGAGCGGGCTCTCAGAGGCGCTCATTGGCGTAGCGAAGGGCGTTGATGTTGTCGGCAAGGCGCTCACCGGAACGCTCGGCCCCAGTGACGAACTCAGCGTGAACATGGAGCGGCTTGCTATAGCGGCGATTGCCGTCGGCTCAACATTTCAGGCTTTATTCGACCTGCTTGGGACGGGCGCTGGACTATTCACCGCATTTGGCGAAGGGCTCGGAGGCATTGCTGCGGCGATCGGAGCGCTGGCATCAGGTGACTTCGACCTTGCCAAGACTATCCTTGAAGATAGTAGCGGATTCGATAAAGCGAAGGCCGTCACAACTGACTTTTTCGAGGACTTCTCAAAGAATGTCGACGGCGCAAGCCTGAAGATTAGTGAGGTTCTACTGCCAGCCTTTCGGTCAATCAAGGAAGGCGCCTCAACCATTACCGACGGTCAGGCCGATCTCAACCTAGACCTCGGCGCGGCTGCGGCCGCGAAGGCGCTTGAGAAGCTACGTGAAAAGCAGGCCGAATTCATACATGACCTGACGCAAGTCAATGAGGCCTTTCGCATCGCGGAGGAAACCGGCAGAGATTACGAGCGCGTACTTGAAGACCTTGAGCTAATGGAGCTATCAGGAGGCGATCAAGTCTGGCTGAAAGAGGCTCAGGCGCTACTGGATGCCAGTCGCAACGCTTCTGACTACGCCGATGCCCGTGACGACCTATTCTCACAGGGAGCTGATGATAAGCAGTTCCTTGAAGATTTGGCCCTTGAGAATGAGGCGCTGGGAATAGCAATCGAATCTGGACGAGAACTCAATGACGTCTTAGAGGAAATGGCGATCAGGAAGCGCTTTGTTGGCGATGAGAAGTCGCTCGGTGAGGCGCTTGACCTTCAGGAAGCTAACATCGCACTGCGCGAACAACTGGCTGAAGCTGAGGATGACGTTACAGACTTCCTGAAGCGCGCCCGGGAGAACAGTCAGGATATTCTGGCCGGCTTCCTGAGCGACCCGTTCTCGGAAGGCATTGAGGAGATTCCACGGCAGTTCGCTCAAATGCTACTTGAGCTGGCGTCGCAAGCGCTGGCGTCTGAGATATTCAAGCTGCTGTCCGGTATCGGCGGCGGTGCTTCTGGCGGTCAAGGCTTCCTGAGTGCTATCGGAGGTTTCTTTGGTGGAGCCGCTGAGGGCGCCGACGTGAAAAAGGGCGACTTCGGCGTAGTGGGCGAGAAAGGCCCGGAGCTATTCCAAGCGCCAGCCAACGGGACTATAGTTCCCAACGGTGGCGGTCAGGGCGCAGCACCGAACGTCAATGTTCCAGTGACCATCGTCAACACGATCGACCCGGCTGATATTGCCGGCGCTTTCAACACTGGCGCAGGCCAGAAAGTATTGCTCAATATGCTCAGCACTCAACGCAACGCCTCGCGCGCGGCTTTAGGGGTTTAACCAATGCCATTTATCAATGAAATTCTAGTCGCGAACGGAACGACCAGTCTCGGCCGCATCGTTTATTCAAAAGCCTTGCTGGACATGATTCTAAACGACCATGTGATCGCACTGGCGGTCAATGCCGGCGGCACTGGATACGTGGTCGGTGAGACTTTCGACGTGGTTGGCGGCACCCCAATCGGAGCCTTTGTCGCGCGTGGCGTGGTCACTGCTGCGTCTGGCGGCGTGGTTACTGGGGTGAAGTATATCTCAGCCGGCGCCTATTCGGCGCTGCCGGGAGTTACCGGGGCAGCCACTACCAACGCAAGCGCGGCCGGTAATGACGACCTCACGGTCAATCTGACGACGGAGACCGCCAAGTGGACGGTAGATCGCAACACCTACGTCAATGATACAACCGACTTTGAGTGGATCGCGACCAGCGTCAAGGCAAGCAACCCGCCGACAATCGGCATGACCACCGTCACATCAGGAGGTAATGACTCGTCACGGCTAATCGTGGCCAGTGGTTACAACGGCCTCGCCGCCTTCACTGGACAGCCTGACGCTTCACCTGATTCGCAGATGTTCTTCAATATCGCTTCGCAGAACCCTGAGATATACCTGTCAACAACTGAGCGACGCAATAACATCATGTGCCGCGACGGTAACAACGTCCAATACGGCGTCATGGGTCTGTTCATACCACTGACAAATGCCGAAGCCAGCTATCCATTTGCCGGCATCGTGGCGGGACAGACAACGGTAGTCGGAGCCTTCACCCAGTCCTACACGCAGAGCGGCCTTGGCGCGAATAACGCCGGCTTCCTGAACCCCGGTTTATACGTCACAGTATTCCCGGCGATTCGCTATCGTGACAACCTTTCGACGTCGTGGAAGACGCTGGCCTCAAGCGCTGTCTCGATCAATGTCGACGCGAGTATCTGGCCGCACAATCAAGATATATCCGGATATTCCTTCACCCATGCACCACAGCTTGCGGCTCAGAACACAAACCCAGCGAGCAACTCGATAGATCAAAAGTTTGGCGATGATAATAATGGATGGTTTAACACTCCGGGCGGTGCTGTGACGGGTGTTCAGGGTGTATCGCCATTCGGAACCGGGCTACAGATGACCCTGACGGTTACAGCGCATATCGTCGCAACTCAAACCGGTGACGTCCAAGTGATCGGCTACATTGACGGCTATGAGAACTGTCATGGTGTAGGCCTCACTGCTTTCGAGGAAATTGAGAGCTACCTAAGTGCATCACGCTTTATCGTATTCCCTGATACCAACGGCTCAGACCTCGGCCAATGGATCGCAATGGAGATTATTTAATGCCTTTCCAGACAGAAAACTTCCCGTTTGAGCCGGGTGACGATGACATGGGCGACTTCATGCTTGATAAATGGCTTGACTTCGCGGTCACGTCTTGCGGCTGGGTAGCGAACCGCGCTCCCGTTCCGGGTACACGCCCTGAAGTAGAGATTTGGACGCACCGAGGCACGGTAGGCTCACCAGTCAGCCCGTATTACTTCGCGCACACGAAGGCCGATTCATTGATGCACTTCACTGGGGATGGCGTCGATCTTGGTCAGGAGATTTTCGACCAGCCGAACAACCCGGCGAACGCGCCGGCCAGCGCAGCCTTCGCAGTTCCAACATCAGGGAGCATCGGCCCGAATATGCGCTGTCAACTACTCAATAGCGCGCCGGGGCCGTACTCAGGTTATTGGCTTTTCTGCGACACGACCGGGGAATACATTCACTGCGTCCTGAAGGTCAACGCACGGCAGTATCGTCATTTCCACATCGGTCGGATACGTCAGGTTGATGGCGGCGTCGACCTTGATCCTGAGAGCTTCTACTGTACAAGCCATTTTTGGTCGTCACTAGACCCGAACCCGCTCAACTTCCCGATTTCAGCCCAAGCCAATGAGGAATTATCTCCATATGCCAGCGCTCATCACATACCGTTCAGGAACGCTATAGGCACCGGAGCTAACGGCTCATTTGGACAGGCCATGCCGGCAAACTGTCCGGGTGCTTATTTTTATATGCCGGGCCTGTTCCCGATTCAAGTGAGCGCGGCTGCCGTCAACGCTGGCGGGACTGGCCACGCGGTCAATGACATCATTACGGTTGCGCTCACGGATGGCGTACACGCTGGCGCAGGTACAGCGGCGACCTTACGAGTCCTGACAGAATCGGCCGGTGTGATTACATCGGTCTCAGTTGAAACGCCCGGCAACTATGATGTTCAACCCGGCAATGGGAATGCAAACCCTGTCACTGGAATAGCACAAGCGTCGACGACCGGAACTGGCATTGACGGAATCTTCAACCTGACGTTTATTGGATACAAGTTCTTTCAGCCGGCCAATCAGGCTGAGTTGCAGGTAACTGCGAGCCCGCTACAAAAGGCGTCTGATGGTGGTGTGACTACGGCGGTCGGTGACGTGATGATCCGCTCTCGCGTCGGCACTGCGCAGACCAACTTTTATGACACTGGGCTAGGGACAGTCCTATGGGCTGCCGATCGAAACTTCACCGCCAACGCCAATGTCCTGATTCCGATATACGTCGCCGCTGCTTTCGACTTTCAATCGGATACACGCCTCGGCGTGGTCGGTCAGATTCCTGACATATTCCGGGTGAATATGCGCGACTACGCTCCTGAGCAGGAGATCGTGGTCGGCGGTGAGACTTACGTCGTCTTTCCGATGATTAACATGGACAGCAATAACACGGTTGCCGGTGAGGGCTATTCAGGATACGAGGGACTGGCCTATCGGAAAGAAACTGGCGCGGTAGTCTAAAATGGCTCAAGGCGCCGCCGCACCGTTTCGAGTCAAGTTCAACGCACCGGGGAACCCGCAACTCCCGACGCTGCCGAACCCGGCTGACCCGAAACAAGGCCTCAATGACTTATTCGTCACAGGAGCCAGCATCAATGCGCCACGCTACCCTGAGAAATACCTTGAAGTACTTGGCGCCGGCCCGAATACCGCGCGCGGCTTTGCGCAGACCTACCTGAACCAGATTGGCGTCACGCCAGACCCGATCGACTACGGGAACATCACGGCACCGAAAACACGAATAGCGACGGTTCACAATACCTTCCGCTATCCCGTAACGGTCTCGGCCGTCGACGTGTCAGGAGTGTCTGGCGTGACGCTGCTATCGCCGGGACTTCCGGTTGTAGTGCCGTCGTTCAGCAGCATTGTGTTCACGTTTGAGGCGGCTCTTGCGGGTGACGTTAATTTTGACGGTCTGGCTGTGTTCACTACGACCGAAGGCCCGTTGACGATCCGCATGATTGGCCGGCGCATTATCATTATCGCGGTCGCTCCACAGCGCGCCATCACTGAGCAGCTTCGCTTCAAGACGGACAACCTTATCACTGAGAATGGCAGCGAGAAGGCCATGTCACTGAGGCTGGCCCCACGTAGCTCGGTCAATGTCGAGCTGAGATACACCAACCCGCTTGAGCGCGCGCAGCTTCAGAATATCTTGCTTGGCGCCATTCACTTGCCGATCGGCTGTCAGCAATGGTGGCAGGCGCGGGAGCTTACCTCGGCAGCGCTGACAACTGACGACGTGATACAAGTGAATACAGATGACATGGAAATTGAGATCGGAGGCACGGCTCACTTTATGCTGCGTGACCGCACCTCGGTTGAAGGCGAAGTCCTCTCGTTCACCTCGTCAACTATCACCCTGACGCAAGCGATCGGCACGGCGCTGCCGGCTGACACGTCTTGCATGATGATTAAGTTCGGCTTCCTGAACCCGTCGGTGAGCATAAGAGACTTCCCTGTCAACCTTCAGGAGATCAACCTCAGTTTCGAGCTATTTGACTATGCCAACATCGGCGCGATTGACCCGGCTTACTTCGACTCACACCCCGTCGACAGCCTACCTATCCTGAAAGATTGCCTGTTTATGGACGGTAGAACGCGCAAGGGCGGCATCACATCATCGCAGGGCAGACTTGATGGTCAGACCGGGGGCATGACACAGAGCAGGACGGAAGTGCTGTCACGGCCCACTCAGGAGGTCTTAGCGCACATCAACTCACTGGCCGATCAACACGCTTGGCGCAAATTCCTCCATTTTATACGGGGAAGCTGGGGCAAGTTCTACGTCCCGACCGGCTCAAATGACCTGCCGCTCTCAGCCGCCTTAACGCTGGGAGGCAATACCTTCACCGTTCCGCAAATGGGGCTGGCCAGTCTGGTCGGCAACGTCGCACCGCGTCGGGACATTCGCGTTACTATCGCCGGCGTCCATTACTATCGTCGGATAACCTCGGTAGTGGATGGCGGCGCAACCGAGACCATCACAATGTCATCTATCATCGCCGGCGCGGGCTCTGTTCCAATTGATGAGGTCAACGTATGCTGGTTGACGTTGGCAAGGCTCACCAGTGACACTGCAACCTTCAGGCACTTGTACCGGGGAATTGCTGAGCTGCGCTTCGGTATTCGAGGAGTTATAGATGTCCTTTGACGCTTATGAGACAGCCGACGGCAGTCCGGTCGAGGTCATTGAGTTCAGTAATGGCCTGACTACGATTCGGGTAGCCAATACGGTCAGGGATATTACCGTGAGCGCGAAGCTGTATTCATCGCTCACCTATACGCTGACGCCGTTCGCGCAGTCGAAAAACAGTGACGACAATAACCGGACAATGGTGGTCTCGAATCAGTTTGCAGTCATAGCGCTGTATCAGGGAGCGCCAACCAGCTCATCGACGCGGGTTCAGATCACTCGCTTTCACAATGACGACCCGGCTAAGCAGCTTCAATCAATCTGGGCCGGGCGCATTGTCGCCATCAATCACATTGGCTCTGAGGTCGAGATACTGCTTCAACCCATCACGAACGGCTCGGAGTCGACGCCGCCTGACACGTTCTCGGCGCTCTGCAATGCGATGCTGTTCCAGTCGCCGGGATGCAACTTGGCGAGAAGTAACTTCAGGCATATTGGCACCGTATCCAGTATCACCAACGGCGGGCTGAATCTCATCATCAACAACCTACGCAACCAAGCGGCGGCTCTTGACGCTGGCGTCCTCGGCGCCCTGAGCGCTGGCGATCTGGATATTTACTGGCAAGGAGGTTATATCGAAACCCCTGACGGTGAAATTCGCGACATTGTTGAGGGTAACGTCGGCGCCGACCCTGACGAAGTTCGTGTCAACCTGCCATTCAGGAGCCTGCTCAATGGCGGTGGCGTGAACGTGTATGCCGGCTGCAAGCTGGATCGCGGTACTTGCAAGAACAAATTTAACAACGTCATCAACTTTCAGGGCTTTCCTGACATACCTGAGATCGACCCGGCCAACACTGAACTGCCGTCGGGTACGCGGGTATCAACCAACGCTTTCGCGGGGCCGGGCTAATGTGGTGGAGATTATTTTGGTGGGTCATAAGCTACGCGCTGTCCGATTACTTTCGTGAGCGTCTGCCGGCTCAAACCGCCTCTGGCCTTGGCGACTTCAACGTCCCGACCGCCACGGAAGGCCGATCTGTCCCGATAATCATTGGCGGCTCGCCGAAGTGTCGCTCAATGAATTGTATCTGGTATGGAGACTTTGAGGCGATCGCAAGGACGGTTACGACCGGCGTGATCTTCAAGGAGGAGGAGGTCATCGGCTTCACCTATCATCTAGCGCTCTGCTACGCGATAGCCAAAACTGAGGTAGCTGGCATCACCGCGATCTGGATAGGCGATGATCGCGTCTGGGACTACGTGGCTGACAATGGCGGCGTCCCTAAGACCGACTTTGTGGACGTCGACGCCAATGATATCTTTGGTGGCATTGATGATGGCGGCGGCTTCGTCGGTCGGATTCGCCTATTTCGTGGCACCGAGACTCAGGGCGTCAGCGCGTTTATGAATAGTCGCGTCGCCGATCTGCCGGCCTACCGTGGCACGACCTACATCATGGTGACGAGCCTTGATGAAACGCAAGGCGCCAACATCGGTGAGGCGCCGAATCTGCGCTATATCTCAGTTGAGGTTCAAGCCTTTGACACGGTAGCTAATGGTGGCATGGGCGACGTCATGAACCTCGGCAAC